AGTTATTGTTGTAAGTTTTCAAGCTCCTCACAAACCAAGTTCGACAGGTAGAGTTTATACTAAAGACGGTGGCTCTTTCTTCCCTAGCGTAGTCAATGCCAAGATTGTAGATCATGAATGGGACGATCCTGACAATCTAGATGAAGAAGTTGAACAGATTGATGAAATTTCGGCAGACCTTGCAAGAAGGGCGGCCGACAAAGCATACACTAAAGCTGATGTAGCAAGCAAGAAAACTTATCCTGCTCAAAGTGATGCCGAAAAGAAAGCAAACATTCAGGGTCGTAAGTTTGATCGCTATGCAAACAAAAAGCAAGATGCGATGGACGAACTTGAAGAAGATTTAGATGCTAATCAGAAACGTGCAGGACAACTTGGGCCTACCGAAAAAGTTAAAAACAACAACATCGGCAAACTCGTAGGCAATGAGAGTGTAGAAAGATTCGATGAGAGCGAAAAAGCACTCGAGGATATTCTGAGATTAATTCGTTAAATTAATTACGACCGCCGAAGGCTTTTCCAGCTTCGGCGATACCAAATGATCCTAAAGTAACTATTACGAAAGAAGTATAGATGGTGTCAGAGATAACAAAGTCTCTGCCCATATAAGCTGTTACTAAGTCAACAATACCAAACGCAACCATCATAAAGAATGACACGAATCCAATAATAGATTTCTCATTTATATGGTTGTCATCCATGAACAACCCACCAATACGAAACTTCTCTTTGGGTTTAGCCTGCAAAGCCGCTACTTTAAGTTCCTTGGTCAAGGCTTCCATCTCTTTAATCTTGTCATTTGCTTCATCTAATTTCAAAAGCAAGTCGGTGTACTTGTCAAGATCCAAGTTTTCAATCACATTTTTGTTGTCGTTATCGGTGACCGTATCGCTCATTTTGTTACCCTAAATGTATTCAAAGACGCAAATAAAATTTTCAGGTCACTGTGAACGCAATAAATATGATTGCATTGAGTGACTCTTGCGTCTGTAATGTTAAAAAGTTCTCGCAAAACTATTTATCCATTCTTTCGCAAGGGTTATATGCATATTTTTTGTGTAAACACCCAAAATCAATCGAAAAACTGATAAATGGGCGAATAAGGAATAAATATGTATTGACACAAAGAGAAATCTATTATAGACTATCTAAGTGTTAAAAGTTTTCTCAATGAAAGCGAAACAAGTAAGATGATGGCATCTTGCGACAACACAAACTTAACTAAACTTAGGCACATACAATTAGGAGAAACAATATGGCAAGTCTAGCAGACATTCGTGCCCGTCTAGCGGCACAAGAAAATCGTTCTACACAGAACTATCCCCAATCAGACGGAGCAATCTATCCTCACTGGAAAATGGACGAAGGTGCAACTGCATCTATTCGTTTCTTGCCAGATGCGGACGGAAACAACTCTTTCTTTTGGGTAGAGCGTCAAATCATCAAGCTCCCATTCAACGGAGTCAAGGGTGATCCTAACATGAAACAAGTCACAGTTCAAGTACCATGCGTTGAAATGTTTGGTGAAAACTGTCCTGTTCTTGCAGAGGTTCGTCCTTGGTACAAAGATGAGACACTTAAAGAGATGGCTAACAAGTATTGGAAGAAGCGTTCTTATATCTTCCAGGGCTTTGTTCGTCAAAATCCTATCGGTGATGATACTACTCCTGCAAACCCAATTCGTAGGTTCGTCATTTCACCACAAATCTTCCAGATCATTAAATCTTCATTGATGGATCCTGAGATTGAAGAATTGCCAACTGACTTGATGCGAGGTCTGGACTTTAATGTTCGTAAGACTTCAAAAGGCGGTTACGCTGATTACGGTACATCTTCATGGGCACGTAAAGAATCTGCTCTTACTGAAGTTGAACAAGCCGCAATCGAAGCACATGGTCTTTTCAATCTAGCAGACTTCTTGCCCAAGAAGCCAAGCGAAGCAGAACTGCGTGTCATTAAAGAAATGTTCGAAGCATCAGTAGATGGTCGTCCATACGATAATGACAAGTGGGGTGCATACTATCGTCCATATGGACTAGAAGCACCGGCTGGTAGTGCAAGTTCAGATGATTCTGACTCTGACTCAGCTCCAGCGACATCTGCACCCGTAGCCCAGGCACCTGCCCCGGCTCCAGTAGCAGAACCTGCTCCCTCGACTGCTCAAGCATCAGGACCTTCTAGCGACAAAGCACAGGATATTCTTGCAATGATTCGTGCAAGACAGCAAAACGCTAGCTAAAGAGTGTGGGGGAGGCAACTCCCCCATTTTTGATTAGGAGATTTTAAAATGACATTACCAGACGAAAGATTTCGAGCTTTAAAGCAAGGAAAGAAACTTTTAGAGGAACTTTGCGATCCAGGTAAGACTCCTAGAGTACCCAGCGTAGTTAGAGACAGGGCTCGCGGAGCACTGAGGCATTATCCTAGTGATTATGATTTAGATCAAATCGCAGATAATTGCCCAGATATCCTTGACAAAGTTTCATTTGCAGATAGACTAGCACAATCAAATAACCGATAGGAGGAAAAGTGGCTAAACCTTTTGATGTTTCCAAATTTAGGAAAGACATAACCAAGTCCATCGAAGGACTAAGTATTGGATTTAATGATCCAACAGACTGGGTTTCGACTGGTTCATACGCACTCAACTACCTTATCTCAGGAGACTTTCACAAAGGTATCCCTCTAGGTAAGGTAACAGTGTTTGCGGGTGAATCTGGCTCAGGCAAATCGTATATTTGTTCAGGCAACTTAGTGCGTCATGCACAACAACAAGGCATCTTTGTAGTCCTTGTTGACTCAGAGAACGCACTAGATGAAGACTGGCTGAAAGCGATCGGTGTAGATACTTCAGAAGATAAACTTTTGAAACTGTCTATGTCAATGATCGATGACGTTGCAAAAACTATTTCAACCTTTATGAAAGATTACAAACTTTTGGATGAGAATTATCGACCAAAAGTATTGTTTGTAATCGACTCACTAGGTATGTTGCTGACACCAACTGATGTTGACCAGTTCGATAAGGGTGATATGAAAGGTGACATGGGTCGTAAGCCCAAGGCACTGACTGCACTTGTTCGTAACTCAGTCAATATGTTTGGTGCACACAACGTTGGACTAGTAGCAACTAATCACACTTATGCATCGCAAGATATGTTTGACCCTGACGACAAAATCTCAGGTGGTCAAGGATTCATCTATGCATCTTCTATCGTAGTAGCAATGAAAAAGTTGAAACTCAAAGAAGATGAAGATGGTAACAAGATCAGTGAAGTACGTGGTATCAGAGCCGCTTGTAAGGTGATGAAAACACGTTACGCAAAACCGTTCGAGGGTGTACAAGTTAAGATTCCATATGAGACAGGTATGAATCCTTATTCTGGACTAGTTGATTTGTTTGAGAAAGCAAATCTTCTTAAGAAAGAAGGCAACAGGCTCACATACGTAGCACAAGACGGTACCGAACTGAAGTTTTTCAGAAAGGGCTGGGAATCTAATAGTGAAGGATGTTTAGACAAAGTTATGGCTGAATACTCTACTGTAAAAACTCAACTTGATTCAATAAATAACGAAGTTGAAGAAATTACAGAAGAGGAAGCATAACATGAATCTAGTTGATTTAAACGAAATTTGGTCTTTGATCAAACCCAGTCTCAGAGACGGCGACCCAAGAGAAGCCGCAGACCTAGTTGTACAACATCTTATCGATGTTGAAGGTCATACTTTTGCAGAGATTAAGAAAGCATTTGGTAACGATCCAGATATCAAAGAAGCACTTTCTTACTTTACTACAGAAGAGGAGTACGAAGAGGAAGAAGACTGGGGTGACGAGGATGATGAAGACGAACTTGAATTTGAATAATCTATGAATTGGTACACACGCATCACACACGATCTTTCAGTAATTCCTGACTTCATCAGTCATTACGAAAATGAATTGATTTCATCTAAATCTGATGTTAGGGTAAGCGGCGTTGTCGAAAAACAAATCGCCGCTTTACCCGGCATTACCGAACACCGATTTAATCAATTGCAAGAGATTGAAGCAGTGTTAAATTATCTTAATATCCAATTAAGAAAAATCCGCAGAACACATTTTCAGAAATATCTGGAGAAATATAACAGGGCCCTTACTAGCCGTGATGCTGAAAAGTATGTAGACGGCGAAGATGAAGTGATCGACTTTGAGTACTTGATCAATGAAGTAGCACTATTACGTAACAAGTATCTAGGTGTGATGAAGGGCTTAGACGCTAAACAGTGGCAACTGGGTCATATCGTCAGACTGCGTACCGCGGGCATGGAAGACGTAACCGTATCGTAAGTCATTGATTCTAATAGGATCGTAAGTTGTTGATTCTATTAGGAATCCAAAAAAAGTTGAAAAATATCCAAAAAAGTGGATAAAAAGGCTTGACTTTGGGTTGGATTGGGTTCATAATGTGTACATAGACTGAGAAAACGGAGATCGTTATGACTACTGCAATCACTGAAACCCAAGTTCTTGACATTCACGTAGAGGCTCTTCAGGCCGCTAAAAAAGCAGAATCAGACTTTATCTCAAAGCACGGTGAACCTTGGTACTGTGGCTTTGCTTGGGTCGATGTTTACGGAGTTCGTTCTAACAGCAAGTTGGGCAAAGCCCTGCAGGCTGTAGGTTTTGATCGTTCATCTTATAGCAAATCTCTCAAACTTTGGAACCCGGGCGGTTCTGGTACCCAGTCAATGGACGTTAAAGAAACTGGAGCCCGCGCATATGCTGATGTCCTTCGCAAGTATGGCATCCAAGCATATATGGGTTCAAGAGCCGATTAAAAGGCTTGACATTGGTTCCAAAATCCATTATAATTATATCTTACACTGACACACACGGAGTTTAATTATGAGTACTGTTACTATCAAATTTGGCGAGTATCGCAACCAGCCAGTTATCAATCAGCAATTCACTTTGGTCAAAGGCTTTCAGCAGGGCAAGCGTGGCAACTATGTCACTGTTCGCAATGAAGGTCAGTTCCCTCACGTTCAGATCGAAAACGTGAAAGTCAAAGTGAACAACATCAACGATGTAGAATTTACGGGAGGCGAACCAATCGTGTCAACACCCAAAAATGTTATTGCATTTCAGGCCCCGGTCGAAACTGATGAAGAAGCTATGGATCGCATCAAGACCCGCTTTACTATCCTTGACGATATGTCTAAGGCTACGATTGGTGGTGATATCCGTGCAATGATTGTATCAGGTCCTCCGGGCGTTGGTAAGTCTTTTGGTGTTGAACAGCAACTTGAGAAAGCATCACTGTTCGACCAGCTTTCGGGTCGCAAGATCCGTTACGAGATCGTCAAGGGTGCAATGACTGCACTGGGCTTGTATGCAGTGCTATACAAGTATTCTGATGAAAAGAACGTGCTAGTGTTCGATGACTGTGACTCTGTGTTTCAGGACGATCTTGCACTGAACATTCTCAAGGCTGCACTTGACTCGGGCAAGCGCCGTCGAATCTGCTGGAACTCTGATTCGTCACTGCTCAATCGTGAGGGTATCCCTAACGCTTTTGACTTCAAGGGTTCTGCTATCTTTATCACTAACTTGAAGTTTGAACACCTCAAGTCTAAGAAGTTGCAGGATCACTTGGAAGCACTTCAGTCTCGTTGTCACTTCTTGGATCTGACTATCGACACTGAGCGTGACAAGATGCTCCGCATCAAGCAGGTTCATCGTGACAGCGAAGGTGGCTTGTTCCGTGACTACAACTTTGACGAGTTGCAGTCTGACGAGATTTTCAACTTCATGACTGAGAATGCAAGCAAGTTGCGTGAAATCTCAATGCGTATGGCTCTCAAGATTGCAGACTTGACTAAGGTTAGTGCTACTAACTGGCGTCTGCTTGCTGAAAGCACTTGTATGCGCCGAGCATAAAGTTTTAACTCCAGTGTCAGGAGTCTTTGGGGGCAGGCAACTGCCCCCTTTTTTTACCAATTTGATTGACAATACGGCTAAAAGGAAGTAATATAAGGTTATGTATGTCTATAAAGAACAAGTATTAAACTTCATGCTATCAACATCGTTTGGTACGCCAGGCGTTAAGTTGAGCCACTATGATTTCAAGTTCATGGCTAACATACACCAGTTTATCCAGGACAAAAATGAGATCACTAGCAATCAAGCATCATTGTTTGATGCCCTTCTTAGCAAGTATAAAAAGCAACTAGCTAGAAATAGACTAGACCATACTGTACTAAAGACTCTTCCATGGAAATGTGAAGTGATCGAAAGTCTACCCAAGTTTACTCAAGCAAGGGTATCTTATGACAACATCGATCAGCTACTTACGATTGAGTTGCCCTACAAAAAAGAATTCATCAGTACATTCAGGACAAGTCATGAACCCAATCCGTGGGAATGGAACCGAATCAAGCGTAGATACGAAGCTAAGGTATCTACTCTTGCATTGATGGTTGCATATACAGAACTGCCCAAGTTCTTTCCTGTAGTATACTACGATGAAGTCAAGGATGCTATCGATGAAGTAGTCCAGCTACAGGGTACCGCAATGTTTTGGAACCCCACTTATATCAAAGTAGAGGGCAAGTATATGATTGCCGCTACTAACCCTATCTTAGAAGAACACATACAGGGCTTAGTGCTAGATGATAGCCCTGCGACTCTGTATGCACTGTCTAAGTTGGGCATCGATATCGATGAATCAGTACACTGCAACGATCCTAAACTAGTGTTCAGTTCTGAATATCAAACAGAATACACAGTCAATGATCCTAGCAAAGATATCGATACTTTGTTTAGCTGGATCAGTGAATTAGAGGGAACTAATGCCCGCATATCGGTACCTAGAGGTGTACGTGATAACGACATCAATAAATCCATCATGGATGCCGGTGCTAAATACTTGTCAGTGCCGGTCAGTACTCTAAGATTCACCACAGAACCCGGCACATCATATATGCTGATAAGATTCTCTGGCAATAAGTCAGATGTAATCGAATCTAGCTCTGTAACTAAAGTAATTCACATTTTAAATCAAAAGGAGATTAAGTTTGAATAATAATAAAACCTTCACCGCCGCAATCCTGGGCGGATTTTTACTTAGCAGTACCCCTCTCTATGCACAAGAGATTGAAACAATTACTGTAACAGGATCAGTAACACAAGAAGTTGAATCAGATCCCGCAATCGATATCTCTATCTTAGAAAGTTTGTTTCCCGAGACCACAGTAGCAGGTAAGTTTGGTGGTTTCGCAGGCTTTAGTGAACGGGGAACGCAACCAACTCACACTACAGTTTTTAGAAATGGTGTACCAGCGAATGATCCAGGCGCAGGTTGGTATGATTTTGGTCATGATCTTTCAACTGGATCTGAAACTGTAAAGGTAGTGAATGGTCCAAACTCAGTTCTATATGGTTCAGGTAGTCTTGGTGGTACTATCTTTATCAATGATGATATCAAGCCAGGCACTATTGTACGTGTAGGAGATGAGCATAGTTTCGTTAGTCAATCTTATGAAGACATGCTCAACATCACTTACTTTGATACTAGTAACGGTAGTGTAAGAACGGACAACGATGAAGAAGATCGTTATAAAAACTTTACTGCTAGAGCAAACTTTGATCTAGGAGATTGGCAAGCAAAGATCAATTATACTGACTACTCTTATGACTTTGATCAGTGTTGGGACAACTTAGGTGTCGCTACTAACAGTTGCTTCCAAGAAGGTAAGAAAGGTACCGTTAGTCTAAGAAACGAGAACACTACCCTAGGTTATTCGTTTAACGATGCTGACTACTATGCCCTAGAAGATAAGACTTGGTCTAGTGAAGCTAAACGTTACTTTGTGGATCATAGACAAGAGTTCATGATTAAAGATATCGCAGAAGTACTAGTAGGTGCTACAGCAGAGCGTGAAGAATATGCCGGCAATGATCAAACTAATGTAGCAGTCTATGGGGTAGCAAAACGTGATTGGCTTGAAGTAGGTACTAGAGTCACAGAAGACGCATCAGTGTTTAGACTAGGTGTAGAGTACGATGATTTTTTTGCTAACGTAGGAACTAGCTATCGCAATCCTGCATTGTATCAGATTCATGGAGACTCGTGGACTAATCCTAATCCTAACTTAGATCCTGAAGAAGCATTTGGCTTTGAGTTTGGTTACGGTAATCTATCTTTCTTTAACTACGAGTTTAGTGAAGGTATCGATTACAGCTACGCAGACAATCAGTATGTAAACACAGGCAAATATGACACTCGCGGTGTAAGATATGTAGACAACTTCTTTCCAACTGATGATCTTTGGTTGAGATTAGATGTTGGATATACTGACAGCGATCAGCCAAGAGTAGCCAAATATAAATTTGTAGCAACAAGTACATATCTGATCGGCAACTTTACTACAAAACTTACATACACTGGTTTGTTTGATAGAAAGGCTAGTGCATTTGACATTGGACCTGTAGAAGACATTAGTTCTTTTGATTTGTCCATTCATACGAGATTTGACAGAAATATCTTGCTTTCTTTGACAGCAAGAGATATACTAGACAGAGAATTCGAAGTGATACCTGGCTATGGTGCAGGTGGTCGTCAAATCTTTTTAACAATACAATATAGCCCATCAGAGTAATCTATGCCCGGAACTGCAACGTTAGTAATCAAAGATGAAGTCAATGTCAAGATCGAAGGTCTTGAACTTGACGCCCGTAGAGCTTGTATGAAGAAGTTTGAGTTTGAAGTTCCGGGTGCTAGATACATGCCAAGCGTCAGGCTTGGTAGATGGAATGGTAAGGTAAGTTATTTTTCCCTAGCAGGGTCTACGTACATCAACCTGCTAGGGGATATCTTACCCATTCTAGAAAGTATGAATTATGATATCGAACTAGACGATCAGCGGGACTATTCGGTATCGTTCAACTTCAATAGAGTTGAGACTGATTCTTATTCACATATCGTGTGGCCCAAAGGACACACGCAAGAGGGGCAGCCAATAGTCCTCAGAGACTATCAGACAGAAGTAGTCAATCAGTTCTTAGAGAACCCTCAATCGATTCAAGAAGTCGCTACAGGGGCTGGAAAGACGATTGTGACGGCTGTTCTAAGTCACAGTGTAGAACCATATGGAAGATCGATTGTGATCGTCCCTAACAAGTCTCTAGTTACCCAGACTGAAGTAGACTACAGAAATATGGGCTTAGATGTAGGGGTCTATTTCGGTGATCGCAAAGAGTTCAACAAGACCCATACTATCTGCACGTGGCAGTCTCTTAATATCATGCTCAAGAACACTAAAGCGGGTACAGCAGACTGCACGATCCAAGAGTTCATCGAAGACGTTGTGTGCGTCATCGTTGACGAAGTACACATGGCTAAAGCAGATGCGCTCAAGCAACTGCTTACAGGGGTCATGTCACGTGTTCCTATCAGATGGGGACTGACAGGTACTATTCCAAAAGCAGAGTATGAGCGAGTAGCACTACAAGTAAGTCTAGGTAGTGTGATCAACAAACTATCAGCGAGTGAGTTACAAGACAAAGGAGTGTTAGCCAGCTGTCACGTAAACATTGTGCAGTTACAAGACGGGCAAGAGTTTACTAATTATCAGGCTGAACTAAAACACTTGCTCACTGATCAAAAACGTTTAGACAAGATGTGCAGTTTGATCGATACGATCAAAGAAACAGGGAATACACTTGTCTTGGTAGACAGGATCAATGCAGGACAAGAGATAGTTAGTAGACTCTCTGATGCTGTCTTTATTTCAGGGAGTACTAAAGTAAATGAACGTAAAGAAGAATATGACGAAGTTGCGACAGCAACTAACAAAGTTCTTGTTGCCACTTATGGCGTGGCCGCTGTTGGTATCAATATTCCTAGGATTTTTAATCTTGTACTTATTGAGCCAGGTAAGTCTTTTGTTCGTGTCATTCAGTCTATCGGTCGTGGCATTCGTAAAGCAGAAGACAAAGACTTTGTTCAAATCTGGGACATCACTAGTTCATGCAGATTCGCAAAAAGACATTTGACACAGCGCAAAGCATTTTATAAAGAAGCAAACTATCCATTCGTGATAGAAAAATTAGATTATTAGGTAACCTAATTTGTTGCATAAAAGTCAAGGAGAGTATATAATAACATTATGAGAATATTAACACTAGACAACATTCACTATAACCTAGAAACGTTACCAGAAGAAATCGATGACCTTAGATTCGCTATCTTAGATAATTCTAATCCATCGTATGTAGATTACTACTACATTCCTCTGATCTTTTTAGAATCATTTAGTGCACCGGCAGTAGTATTAAAGATAGGTAACAAAACAATCAAGATGCCGGTAGACTGGCAAGTGTTGATTGGAGATGAAGATGGGGGAGATTTAGAAACTTTGCCTTTGTCGAGTTTAAATGATAGGGGGTTTTCGGTTTTTTCATTCAACCCATTAACATCGTTTGCTCCATCGTTCTTACCTATTGAGATTATCGATATCTATTCAGATGTAACTTGGTATGCGCCTCGACTGCGTAACGGTCAATTCTTAAGCGTACCAATCGATGATGGCCCTGAGCCAAGATGTGTTTATTTTGTGAAAGAGATTAGTAGAAACTGTGAGATAGTAGATTACGGACAGGTGTTCTAATGGCAGGGAAAGGCTCTGCGCCTCGTAAAGGTGCAAATCAAAAAGCATATGAAGATAACTGGGGAAAGATATTCGGTAAGAATAAACCTAGCCACGATGCTATAGAAGTTATAATGACTACTCCACAAGAATATAAAGATGGCGAAAAGAAAAACAAAGACACCAAGTGATGAAAAACTACAAGGGCAAGACTTCAACTTGTTTGAAGCCATTGCCGCTATCGATAACAAAGACTATGGTTATTATGATAGACTGACTCCTGAGCAACAAAAGAAGTTTGTTCCATTCATGATGGTGCATTGGATCAGCGTTGTCAAAGGCAAGCGTGAAGTGTCGCAGTATTACCTACAGAGCGTAGACTATCATGCAAACAAGCATATGTTCAACGAGAATGTATATAAGCATCCTAAACTTCAATGGTTGATGCTATGTGCGGCTAGTCCTGGTATTGGTAAGCAATATCATCAATGGATCCCGCACATCTCACAGAGCGTGAGTAAATTGAAGTCAAAGCCAAGCGTTAAAGATATCAAGGAATACTTCAAGAAAGTATATCCTAAAACATCTGACAGCGACTTAAAAGAAATCGCTACTGCATTTTGTGATCAACACAAACGCAAGATGTATCTAGCAGACAAGTTTCCAGATTTAAAATTTGACGAGTTGGAGTTATTAAGTGACCTTGTTACAGATCAAGACATCGAACAATATGAAAAAGACTCAGGCAACTAAGCCAGAGTTTGGCTGCGATTTTTGTGGCAGATCGTTTATTCGTGAGACCACTATGGACAAACATCTGTGTGAAAACAAACGCAGATGGGGCGACAAAGATTTAAAAGGTAATCGTATCGGCTTCAATGCTTGGTTAAACTTTTATCTTAAGAACACAGCAACAAAGAAACAAAAAACATATCTGGACTTTATCAAAAGTGCATACTATCTTGCGTTCGTCCGTTTTGGTCATTATTGTGTTAATGCTAGAGTGATCAACGTAGATCGATATGCAGACTGGTTGCTAAAGAATCAGATAGTGATTGACAAGTGGACTAGTGATACTAACTACACAAAGTTTATCATCGAATACTTGAGGCAAGAAGATCCTCTTGATGCTGTTGCACGTAGCATTGAGACTATGATAAAGATTGCTAAAGATGAAAAGATTCCAAGCAAAGACTGTTTACGATATGGTCCTAGAAATCGTATCTGTTATGAAGTTACAGCAGGTAGGATCTCGCCTTGGGTCTTGTATCAAAGTGAATCAGGTCTGGAATTTCTAGGATCGTTACAAGAGCTACAGCAAAAGATGGTTTTAGAATATATAGACCCTGAAAAGTGGGCTATCAAGTTTAGGCGTGATGTTGATATCATTCCTGAAGTAAAGGAACTACTAAAGCAAGCTGGATACTAATCATGGATTTAGAGATATCAGGAAGAGTAAAGTTTAAAAAACTAGACGGTAGAAATACAGGTCATGGTGTGTTTAAATACTATGCAAGAGTATTTACTGATTATGACTATCGTAGATTTACGCCAGCGCATAGAATAAATTATGAAGTAAAAAAAACAATGAACTTTATTATCTTACGTAAATGGGCCTGGGATACTTGGGGACCGTCGTGTGAGTTTAGAGAGTACATGCATCTATGGCATGCAAAAGAGCAAAACTGGTATAACAATACTATGACGGGAAAGATAGATGAAAAGATCAAAGAGTTCCCGATAAATGCTCACTGGTGTTTTGAGAACGATTCTAATAAAGAGTCTAGGATCTATCTCAGAGGAGATGAAGAAAAAATGTGGTTTGAGATGAGATGGCTGTAAAGAAACCTCTATACTGTGCATTGGCATTTGGTTCTGTTTCTATCGACGGAGCAGGGTATAAGCCCTGTTGTAACTTTCAAGGCACAGGCGAAGTTTCATCACGTCCGAAATATCTTAACGATCCGCAGTTAATAAAAGTAAGAGAGATATTAAAGAATGGTTCTTGGCCTATAGGATGTAAAAACTGTAAAGAAGTTGAAGATGCTGGTTCAGACTCTATGCGTACTATCTGGAACAAAGAGCTGGGTGACGATCTACCAATGGATACGGTGTTAGATCCAGCCAATGTAAGATACTTAGACTTAACTTTTAGCAATAAGTGTAATTCAAAATGCATGACTTGCTCCTCTACTCTTTCTAGTTTATGGGGTGAAGAATACAATCATATCTGGAAAAATAATCCTACGTTCATGGGCGATATATCAAGTTCTTTGTCTAAGAACAACAACTATATCTCTGTATATATTGACGACAGCAACGTAGATCATATTATCGAAACTTATCCTAACGTTACAAGAATAGCTTTCGTAGGAGGTGAACCAACAATACATGAAGAAGGTTTGCGATTCTGCGAAGAACTGATCAAGTTAGATAGAGCAAAGAACATATCTATAAGTTATGTTACTAATCTAACAATTTTGGATGATAGACTATTAGATATTTGGTCTAAATTTAAATCTGTGCATATTAGCGTAAGTATCGATGGTTATGGCAAAGTAAATGAATACATCCGCTATCCTATCAAATGGAAAAAAGTAGAAGAACATGTAAGAACCATGTTCGAATACACAACACGTAATCCTGGTAAATATACCATATCACTAAGCCATACTGTTAGCTTATTGAATATCAACGAATCACCTAAATTATTGGAATGGTGGTGGGATTTAACACAAGAGTTTAACCGTATTAGTTCTGACCTTTATCAGTTTTACAGTTTGTTCTTAAACAAAGTGTGGTGGCCAGAACATCTTAAAACTAATTTATTGTCTCAAGAATTTAGACAACAGGGATTGGATAGCTTAAACTCGTTAATAGAAAAAATAAAAAGTACTGCTACTGACCTTGATAATGATCATGGTTTTACAGCCTCTTGTCTAGACCAATTAAATATTTTAAGGACTTGGATGCGAGAGTCCCAAGTAAAAAACGGAATGACACTAAAACGCTGTTTATATTTTATAGACAGTTCGGATCAATTTAGAAATAGAACGATAAATGATTACTTACCTGACGTATACAAAGAGTTAACAAGCATGAAAACAAACGAATCATTAACTTATGAGGGTAAAGGGTATGATCAAGTAATGGATATCATACCCACACACCTAATCGACAGCATCAACAGCAAAAAAGATATGCTCTATCCTGTTAGGGCATCTACGCATAAAAAGAAATATGCTGAGGGCGATGAGTGTAAAAACTTATTCGGTATTGCTGTATGGTGGTCACAGTTGGTTGATGAGTGGCACGAAGTGCAAGAAATTCATGAAATTATTTTTCCCGAAATCAAGAAACATATGGATCGGGCACAGTTCTATGCTAGTGATATCGTCACTATTAATGGGCCGTCACGCTGGGTAAGTCCACATGTAGATACCCCGCATAGATTTCCAAAATATAATCATATGAACGATAATCTGAATCATGAAGTTCTTGGTATACAGGTTATCATTCCCTTAGAACACTTAGATAAAGACACAGGAGCAACGGGTCTTGTGCCGGACAGTCATAAAAAAGATTGGACTATTCAAGATTGTTATACCGGGGTATATGATAACTATTTTAAAGAAAATGCGATACAGTTAGATATGCCGATAGGTTCTATTTTGATGTACAACACCCGTTTGTTACATTCAACGATGCCATTAAAATTGCCCAAAAAACGGTCTATACTATTGATTAATTACCTAAGATCAGATATAATTGATAATGTAAAAAAATTAGACAATGTTTGGACAAGTAATGGCAAATGATGTAATGATAGACTTAGAAACACTACACACAAATCCTGATTGTGTAGTGCTTACTATTGGTGCTGTTAGATTTGACCCTTATGGTACAGGTGTTGCAGAGAAACTAGAATTACGTCCAACTATCGAAGATCAGACTGAAGTTTATAACCGAAGCATCAGTGATGATACTATCCGTTGGTGGGGTGAGCAAAGCATCGCGGCGCAAGAAGAAGCGTTTGGTGAAGAAAACAGGATTCCATTCGCTGAGTGCATGGAGACTCTTTACAAGTTTTGTTGGAATCGCAGAGCAGTTTGGTCTAACGGTGCCCCGTTCGATTTAGTAGTCATGGAGAATGCTTGGCGTCAGACAAGCGACAAGCCTAATCCTATTCCTTGGCCTTTCTGGTCTATGCGTGATACTAGAACACTGTATGAGATCGCACGTGTAAGTCTCAAAGACGGGGGCAATGTGACTAGTCACAAAGCAGTAGATGATGCTGAACGTCAAGCAATCGTTGTACAGCAGGCATATAAGAAGTTAGGTTTAACTAAATGAAGTTTAAAAGCGATATTGATATTGACACAGGAGACAGAGATAAGATTCTTGAACATCTTGTGCATATCCCTGCCGCTATGCGTGAAGTCAAGCCCATCAGAAAGCATCCTACCGGTATTCATATCACATCAGCACCTTATGATCCAGTCAATGACATGTGTGCGTTAGATTATAAAGAAGCAGAAGACAGAGGATACTTCAAACTAGACGTACTTAATGTAAACGTATATAATCAAGTTAGAGACGAGTTCCATCTTATCGAATTGATGCGTGAACCAAACTGGAACAGATTAAAAGACAGAGACTTTGTTGAGAAGTTGATCCATGTAAACAATCAATTTGACACTATCCTTCAGATGCCAGAACCCATCAATTCTATTCCAAGACTGGCAATGTTTCTTGCTATCATCAGACCCGGTAAGAAACATTTAATTGGCAAGACGTTTAAAGAAATAAGTAATACTGTGTGGGAGAAAACTCATCAAGGCTATGTGTTTAAGAAATCTCACGCAGTTGCGTATGCACAGTTAGTTGTTGTGCATATGAATTTGTTAGAGGAGCAAGACCCAATTCAAGTATGACACAATATAGAGAATTATTAGAACGACAAAAATTACTGTTAAAAGCCGAAGAATGGGCTAGTGGTATAAAGATGATGACTTCATTTGATACTAATAAAAGCAGAGTTTGGTACGACAACAGAGAACCCGAAGGTAATGTTTTAGATGTCGTGTATAATGATCAACGTATTGAAAGAACAATATTAGAAACCGGTAAGAAAATAGTAATATTAGGTGCACTATTAACCGGCGATGACTTAATTAGAGAATATCAACAGAGAGTAGGATGAGCGAAGAAAAATTAAAATTAAAATTAGTACCAGAATCTGACCCTATCTTACAACAACCTACCGAAGCGTGGGACTTTAAACTTGATGGAGATCCCACAGAGTTAGTGAGTGCGATGGCTAAAGTGATGTTTAATCCAGCACATGCAGGGATAGGATTATCTGCTAATCAAGTTGGCGTTGGTAAAAGCATCTTGATCATGGGTACTGAAGAAAAGTTAGTTGCTTGTATCAATCCTGTTATCCAAGAACTCAGGGGAGAAAAAGAACTTTACTTAGAAGGGTGTTTAAGTTTCCCTGATCTATGGATGCACATCAAACGTCCATCTGAATGTTTAGTATCTTATCAAACAATCACCGGTGAATGGGTCAAAGACGAACTATTTACGGGTATCAAAGCTAGAGTGTTTTTGCATGAGTTTGATCATTTGCTAGGTGTTACTTTTGATCAAAGATCAAGTGAGCTAGGATTAAGATTAGCGAAGCAAAAGCGGGCTAAGTTAAGAAGACAGAGATTACGTGCTACGAAACACGCTTCACTAAAGTAATACTTCTACGCTTAACTCTTTTCTTTTGGAAGTCTGTCATGCTGACCACAGGTCCATGAACGATAGTTAGACTTTTATTATTGAACGTTCTTAGATACGGTTTGAATTCGGACCATTCTTCCTTTAAGAAAAGGTTGATTGGTATCTGACGATTAGATTCCCACCACCAGACTTCGCCTAACTCTAAGAACTTAAGTTTTAGTCTTTCTTCTACGATAGAACCATAATCGTATATAGAAGTTACTAGATCATCTCTGTTCTGGATTATCCCCACAAAATCTTGAGTGGCATATTGGACCACCGAGATAAATGGATGAGTCTCGGTGAGTTTGGTGAAAAAATCTATGGGTTTCTTATTCGTCACAACAGTATTTAACACAGGAAAAAAAATGGTAATAAATTTCTTTAACTGCTAATAGATAAATACATCTATTAGGAGAAAAGAATTTGTGTCTTACACCACATCAGTTTATACGTACACAGTCAGACAAATTGTTGTTGTGCTGGATGGATCAAGCCCGAGGAAATTTATGCCTGTTTATGCCAAACCATTAACACTTAATAAAGGTGTTGATAACAAGTTACAGTTTCAGTTCTTGAACCAAGAGCAGAAACCTGTTGATCTGTCAGGAATGACAGGTGAGATATCATTCAGAATCTTGAATTCAGATGGCACTCAAGTTTTGTTACGTAAGGCACTAAACGCAGTGTATTCTGTTACAGGTATATTCGAACTTAACACAACAGCCGCAGAGATTGAAGATATCAGCCCTCAAAAGTGTTACTATACGCTAGAATACCCCAGTGGTAATCAGCATCTACCAGTATTTGTAGATGCTAAAGCAGGCGCACGTGGTGATCTCAACATCGTAGATTCTATCCTACCCTCATTTGTACCCTCGCAGTTGGTTACTATCCCATCAGACCAGCATTTCCCGGGAGCAAATGCAAACGCAAACTCTAATGCTGTAACTTATTTTAGTAGCGTATTAGAGACACAAGACAACCCTGTGATCACAACATCAGTGCAGTATTCTAACTATGTTGGTAACATGACTATTCAGGGTTCTACAGTAGTAGATTCTGCTTACTATGATATTGCAACTTATCAGTATGGTAACGCACAAACTGGTGACAGCGAATCTAATACTATTGGTTATACTGTTGAAGGATTTCACCCATATATCAAACTAAAGTTTGAGTCAAATGTGGGTAACATAGTTACTATTTTGGCAAGATAAGTCTTGCCGTTTCTATTGCTTTTCTCTCACATTCCAAGTATAATGTGAATATGATCGACATACTTACGGTTATCCCGGGCAAAAAGAAAATTACACAGAGCGGCTGGACATCGTTCAACGCTCCTTGTTGCCATCATAACGGGCATAATCCTGATAAGCGTATGAGGGGCGGTATCAAAATTGATGGGGACAACTGGTCTTATCATTGTTTCAACTGTGGTTTCAAATGTGGATTTAGATTAGGAAAATCAATAACAAAACGCACAAGAAACTTTTTGTCTTGGTGTGGGGTAGATGAACAGCAGATTAATAAATGGAACTTAATATCTATTCAACACCGAGACCTTTTAGACTCAGTAATCACTAAAAAGAAACAAGACGTTCTGCCCACGTTTAAAGAAAAGCCCATGCCAGAGGGCGAACTGATCTATACTGGAAACAAATTACATCACAAATATATCGATTATTTAAAGAAACGTGGATTGAAACACACAGACTATCCTTTCTTAGTCACTCCCGATGATGAAGGCAGAAATGCTAACAGAATCATCATACCCTTCACATATGAAAACAAGATGGTTGGTAGCACTAGCAGATATCTGGATGACAGAACTCCTAAATTTGTCAGCGATCAACAACCAGGTTATGTATTTGGGATCGATTTACAGAAACCAGATTGGGAAGTGTGTTTAGTTTTCGAAGGAATATTCGATGCTATCTCAATGAGTGGTTGTGCATTGACACATGATGATATCAACGATAACCAAGTAGCATTGCTAAAGAAATTGAATAAGCGTATAATCGTAGTACCCGATCAAGATAAGACAGGTTTAAAGATTTGCGATCGGGCACTAGATTTAGGATTTGAAGTCAGTTTGCCCAACTGGCATGATGGTGTTAAAGATGCAAACGATGCCCTAATTAAATATGGAAAGCTACCTACCCTACTAAGTATATTAGAAGCGGCATCGAATAGCAAAATTAAAGTTGAGATGATGAGGAAGAAAATTGCTAAAAGAATTTAATGCAGACGTACAAGAACTATTCTTAAGGATGATGATCACGAACGCTGAGTTGTTTGTGAGAATTACCAATATCTTTAATTCAGAGAACTTTGATCGCAGGCTCAGACCAGTCGCTGAGTTTATGATCGAACATTCCAACAAGTATAAACTTCTTCCTGACGTAACTCAGATCAAAGCAACTACTGGAGTCGTTATCGAACCAGTCGAAGACTTGCAACCAGAACATTACGAATGGTTCTTGACTGAGTTTGAGAACTTTACACG